ATAGGCCCCATTGGGGCCCATGTCAACAGGGTCAGTGCAGAAAGTTCAGCCCCACGGAAGGCCGTAGTTCAGATCTCCAGCCACCCCCACTGCCGGCCCTTTCGGATGTCGCAAATCCCCTGCTCCGACACACCGAACTCCCGCGCCAGAGCGCGACCCATCTCGCCGGCCCGAAGGCGCATCTTGATCTCGCGGGCCTGCGCCTCGGTCAGCTTCGCCTGCGTATTGCGCGAACCGCGCGTCGTGCGCCCGTGCGAGATGGTGTCGGCGGCGTTCTCCACCCGCGTGCCGTAGGCGAGGTTCTCCGGCCTGTCGTCTCCCGGGTCGCCGTTCAAGTGTCGGATGTCGGCCCCGGGCGGCCGAGGGCCGTGGTAGGCCTCGGCAACGAGCGTGTGGCGCCGCTCACGGATCCGGCCGTTGCGGATCTGGTGGTATCCGCCGGAATCCCTCGACGGCGCGAGGCGGCGGAAGACGCTGCCGTCCTCCGCCACGAAGATGTCCGGGTAGCGTGGGTGCTGCTTCATCAATCTCCCCAAGGCAGGTTGTAATTTTCAGCGCACGTCGGTCCCCACCCAGCGCGGATGGAGCGATCGTCCGTGAGATCCTTGCCGCAGAAGCAGCAGGCCATGCGGATCTTGCCGTAGGCCTTGGCGGTGTTCTCCGGGTCGGCAAGGAAGGCGGTCAAGGCGGCCTCGATGTCAGCCTTATCGACGGCAGCGACGCCCGCCACAGAGAACCGGCCATCGCGCCCCACCTTGCCGACGTAGGCGCCGTCGACCTTGATGTAGACCGCGCCCGGGTTGCGGGAGTCCTTGCCGGCCCGGGAGATCAGGATCTCGCCGTCGCCGAAAGCGATGCGCACACGGGGCTGGGACAGCTTCTGGGCGGCCTTGTCCATGTACTCGACCAGACCGAGCAGGGAGGCCGCAGGAGCGGCCTTGGCGGCCGGCAGGGGCGCCAGAGGGGCGACGGCGTCGAAGAGGCGCTCCACGGGCTGCTGGAGCAGCACAGGGGCCGCCACTGGCGCCTGCCCGCGGTCGAGGGCCCGGTCGATCACGTCCTGCTTCTCGACGATCGTCTTGGCCTGCGTGGCGTCGAGGGAGCCGTCGACCACGAGGTGCTGCACCAGCACGCTGTCGGTCTGGCCGATGCGGTGGCACCGGTCCTCGGCCTGCGAGATGTCGCCGGGCACCCACCAGAGCTCGGCGAAGATCACCGTCGAGCTGGCGGTCAGGGTGAGGCCAACGCCGGCGGCCTTGATGGTGCCGACGAACACGCGGCAGGTCTTGTCGGTCTGGAAGCGCTCGACGGCGGCCTGCCGGTCGGCGATCGCGACCTTGCCGGACACCTCGACGGCGGCCCGACCGAAGTGCTGGGTCAGGGCCTGCACCACGTCGTGGTGCCAGCACATGACAACAACCTTGTCGACGTTCTCCAGCGCCGCCTCGACGTGCTCGATGACGTGGGGGAGCTTCGCCAGCGCCAGCTCGTGGCGGATTTTGGACATCGCCTCGAACGCGGCTCCGTTGGCCGCCTGCAGCTTCTCGACAGCCCCGGCGTAGTCGGCGCCGCCCTTCTCACGGAGGGCCTCGGCCTCGGCCTGCAGGCGCTCGATCTCGCCGCGGTGCTGGGCGTACTGGGTGCGCTCGCTCTCGACGAGATGCTCCATGCCGGCGGCCGGGATCTCGATGACCTGACGCACCTTCGGGGGCAGGTCGCTCAGCACCTCGGACTTCAGCCGGCGCACCATGCAGGTGGCGCGCAGCTTGGTCTGCAGCTCGTCGAGGTTGCTGGCGCCCGACACGTCCACGCCATAGCGGGTCTGGACGGCGCCGCAGTAGCGGTTGGTGTAGGCGAACCAGCTCTTGCCCAGACCCTGCGGGTCGAGGGCGCGGACGATCGGCCACAGCTCGATGGGACGGTTGACGATGGGCGTCCCGGTCAGGAACACGCGGCGCTTGGCGCGGATGGGGGCGATGAAGTCGGTCATGAGCAGTCCTCCTGCACGGTGATATAGGCCCCATTGGGGCCCATGTCAATTGCCCTTCACTGGGCCGCCACGACCTCGTAGCGCTGTCGCACGAAGCCGAGAGAGGCATCCCCGCGCTGGTGGGAGCGGATCCAGACCACCCGGCCGTCGCGGTAGTGTCGGAAGTGCCCGCGGACCTCGTGCGCCCGCTTGCGCGCCTGCTCCGCACGGTGCGCCCGCTTCAGCGCCCCGATGGGCGACAGCTTGCCCGGGATGGCGATGCTGACGACGCTGTCGCTCATGTAGGGGCGCAGCTTGCCGTTCAGCACGCGCTGCCCCGGCGGGCGCGGTCGATCGCGGTAGCTCACCAGACCGTGGTTGATCAGCGCCAGTGCCGCCGTCACAAAACCGATTTCGCCCGAGGATTCCCGAACGCGCGCAAAGAACACCAGTTTCTCCATCTCACCCTTGAAATTGTCCGCAGGGGCCTCCAGCCGGATCTGCTTAGACAGGCTTCGGATTTTCGGATGGATGCTCGCGGAGCTTGCTACGTTGACGTAGCCAATAAGCTGAGACGCGACAGACGCAAAGTTTTCGCTGCCAATGTCGCTCTCATGGCAAATAGTCGACCCATCGACGCTGTAGGCGATCTTGAGGTTCGTCTCGAAAGCGTCGCCGTCGACCGACCACACCGTGGTGAACTTCACCACGTTGTCCCGCATGCCCCAGACCATGTACCCAGAGCGCTCGGCGTGGCCGAGAAGCAGCTGAGTGCCGCTGGCCCGCAACCGTGCGCGGTGATCATATTCGATCCAGACCGGCGCATCCTCAAACGGAGATCGCGCATACTCGAATATCGGTGCAGCAAGAAAATCGCGGCGGATCGCTTGGATGGCACCGACCGCACCATCGTCAAGAGTGAAACGCCGAGCCCGGCGAATTGCTGAAACGACCTCGCGGTCAAGGGGGCTGGCTGCGCCGCCAGCTTCAATGATCTCGGCGAGGGTGGGTGCGCGCTTCTCTGTCATTACTTTTTCCCGCCGAGAACGGCCTTGGTGCGCTGGGCCTTCGGGTTCTTCAGGTAGTGGCACTCGTCGGCGATCATGAGATCCCACTCGACGGTGTCGATCGCCGGGCGATGCTTGTCGACAATGTCGTAGTTGATGATCACGACGTCCGTGAACGGCCAGCTCTTGCCCTCGGCGATGCCGATCGTGAGCGGCCGGACGAGCCACTTCCGCAGCTCCTTCTGCCAGTTCAGCTTCAGGGACGCCGGGCAGATCACCAGCACGCGCTTGGCGTCCGGGTCGGCGTTGATCGTGCCGATCGCCTGAATGGTCTTGCCGAGGCCCATCTCGTCGCCGATCAGGACGCCGTCGCGCTCCATGGCATAGGCGATGCCGCCGCGCTGGTAGGGCAGGTAGGCGAGGCCGGAAGGCGCCGGGATGTCCCGGTCGCTGTCGGTGGCCCGGGAGGCCTCGATGGCCGCCTGCGCGGCCCGGGCGGCCTCCATGCGCTCGGCGGTGATCGCCGCGACCGCGTCGGGGCGGGAGATCTTCGCCGCCTTCGTCTCGTCGGTGGTCCACCAGACCTTGGCGGCAGGATCCCAGCGGAAGCCGGCGGCCTTGACCAGATCCTTGGTCGCTGGGTCGTAGCGGAAGCGGGCCTCGATGCGGGCCGGGGTGCGGACGATGTCGATGTTCATGATCAGCGCCCCCGGGCCTGCCGACGCTTGCGNNGGCAATAGTCTGGCGGGCAAACTTGAGATCCTGATCGAGGCTGCGGTCCTGCAGCTCGCTGATCAAGGCCGAGACGAGCCAGTAGCAAACGTTGACGGTGCCGTCGGGCGACAGGCGCTGGCGCAGGGCCTGCAGCTCGTGAAGGGTGATGCGATCGGCGATGTCGGTCATGTGAAGTCCTCCTGCCCCAGTACATAGGCCCCAACGGGGCCCATGTCAACAGGGCGATGGGCGCTATCCCTCTGTCTTGGCGCGCAGCTTTTTCAACGCATCGCGGGCGGCGCTGGCGCGGATGCCGTGGTACTTTTGGGCGGCATAGACGGCGCTGCGCTCTTCGCGCTTGCGGGCGTCGTTGCGGAGCATGGCGGCGACGCGCTTGCAGGCCTCGGCCTCGCCATTGTCGCCCTCGTTGCACTCCAGCCATTGAGCCGCGGTCAGCAGATCGTTGATGGTCGCCATGTCAGTCCTCCTTCTCGATCGCGAACATCTCAAGCGTGCTTGCGCCCTCCAGCCGGCGGCGCTGGCCGCCGATCATGATCGTGGCGCCCGGCTTGGTGGCGGCAATGTCCCAGCAGCCCGGGTGGGAGGAATCCTCCTCCTCGTAGAGGATGGAGAACCCCTCGTTCTGGATGCGGACCTTGGCGCCGGCCGGGCTGTCGAAGAGGCCGAGATCCTTGCGCTCGACCTTGTCGACCGGGTTCTGGATGAGGCGGTAGAGCATCAGCGGCCCTCCCCCTTGCCGATGACGTTCCCGTCCATGTCCATGAGGTAGTTCTCGTGAAGCCGAAACTTGGTGCGGGTGCGCTGGCACTCCAGTCTCACGACGCCCTTCGTGCGGCCGAAGCCGCGCACGATGGCGACGGTTACGCCGCGCATGAACCAATCGCTCGCCGGGTGGATCTTGACGCGGTCCCCGAGCCTCATGACCGGCCCTCCGCCTTGGCGATGGCGGCGCGAAGCGCCTGCTGCGGGCCGGCGATATCCACCCCCCACTGGTGAGGATATGCGTCGAGGAAAGACAGGAGCGCCTTGCCGCTCTCCAGCATGTCGGGCGCAGCATCGCGGACCAGCGCCGCTTTGTGGGCCGCCTCCCGAGCGGCAACCGCCTTCGGCCCGGGCGTGTAGGGGCCCTCAATGTCGACGGACGTGACACGGACGGTGTGGCCGCCCTGATAGCAGCCGCCCTCGATGTCCCAGCCGTCGCCGTTGCGGACGACCCACCACTGAGGCTCGACCGTGTAGGATCCGTCCTTGTGGGCGGTGACGACGCGGGCGCGCAGGAAGCCCCACGCGCGGTAGACGAGATGGTCGCCCTTCTTGAAGGTTTGCATGTGCTCGCCCTCCCTCACGCCGCGGCCTTCACGCGGGCGCCGCAGCGCACCGTCGTGACGTGGGTCGTCTTGACGTACTCGGCGGCGATCTCGGGGTGGTCGCGGCGGAGCGCCTTCGTGTCGAGCGTCTCGCGCTCGCTGTCCGAGATCGTGACGCGGAACAGCTCGCCGTCGATGGCGGCCTCGTTCGCGGCCTTCAGCAGGTTCGTGATCTCCTTCTCGCGGGCGGTCAGCTCCGCGATCTGGGCCTTCAGGGCGCCCAGCTCGTCCACAAGGGTTCCGTAGAAAGTAGCCATGTGCACTCCTCCTGCCCACCTTCTTAGGGGCCTTTGGAGCCCTTTGCAACACCTTTCTTGGGCAGGATCCCAACTTTCTTCTCGACGGGCTTGAGGTCGCCGAACCGGCCGCCGATCTCCCACTCCGCCTGCGGGCCGGTGATCGAGAGCCCCCGCTCGGCGATGACGCGCCGGTTGCCCTTGCGACCGACGGCGATGAGGCCCCAGTGCTGCACGAGGTCGTCGAGGGCCTCCCGCAGGCGGCCGGTGATGTAGCCTTCGGCCCGCTTGCCGGAGAGTCCACGGGCCAGCGCCGGGCGCTCCCTGACCAGCCGGTGGACGTGGATCCCCTCCCCCATCACCGGCATCAGGATGGCGTAGCCACCGACCCCCACCGCTTCGCGTACCCCGAGAAGGGCCCTGCGAGCCTCGTGGACGGCTTCGGCGAGGGGGTCCGCTAGGGTACCACCGTCCACACGGACACGGCTGTAGTCGATCGCCGCAGAGCCGCCGATCTCCGCCCGCTCGTAGAGGCTCATCACCCGGACACCGGCCATGCGCTGGGCGTCGTCGATCCGGCCGTTGGCGTAGAGGAGCTCGGCCGGGTGGGCGAGGACGTTTTTCGCCACCAGCACCTTGCGGCCCGGCTCGAACGGGTCGGGCACCTCGGCGAAGGCGATGGCGCGGTGGGCGTCGAGGGAAGGCACGGGCGCCAGCGTCACCGGCTTGGGCTTGCGTCGCGTCATTGGCTGAACACCCTCCGTTCGCGGTCGTAGGTCAGGCTGATGTTGCCGGGGCGGCCGGCCTCGGGCTGGTAGCGCACCTTGGCGGACTTGATGCCGGTCACGGTGTCCTCGGGATTGCCGAGGCGCGCCACCATCACGCCGAGGTCCGCCTTGTTGGCGAAATGGGCGGAATCCGCCACGTCGTAGAGCGTCAGGTCGGCCGCGTCCTTCTTCGCGCCTTCCTTGGTCGGGTGGACCACGAGGATGCCGAGCACCTCCATCTGGGCCAGCCAGCGCTTGATCATGCGCAGGGCCCGGCCGGTGTACTCGCTCATGGTCTCGTCGCGGCCCCGCCGGTGCTCGACCTCGTTCCACGGGTCGATGAGCAGCATCTTCGTCCCGTGCCGGATCACCGCCGCGGTAGCGCGCTCCAGCAGCCACGGCACGTCCGTCTCCTCGTCCGCGGCCGGGTTCGGCGCGATCAGGGTGACGTGGGAGCGCACCAGCTTCTGCGCGCCCTCGATGGCGGAGAACCGGGAGCGGTGCCAGTGGACCTCCAGCGCCTCGGCGAGGCAGCGCTCGACCTGCTCCAGCACCGAGGTGTGGCGCATCTCGAACGACGCCAGCGCCAGCGGCCAGCCCTGCGTCACGATCAGGTTCGCGGCCAGTTGCATGGTCCACGTCGACTTGCCGGCGTTGGCGAACCCGGACACGACCATCAGCGCCGGCCGGTAGACCTTCACGAACGGGTCGAGCCGGGGCCACCCGGTCGACACGGTGTTCAGGGGCGGCTCCGGCGGCAGCTCGTCGACCGTGTAGAGGCCGCTGACCGGGTAGGGGCGGGCGCCGTGGATCACGTCCAGCACCGCGGCGCTGCCGTCGCGCAGCAGCACCTCGTTCAGATCCTTGCAGCCCTCCGGCATGGTCGCCCGGGCGCAGCGCACCCGGCCCAGCCGGCGCACCAGCTCGGCCGCCAGACGCTCGCCCGGCTCGTCCATGTCGGTCGCGATGATGATCCGCTGCACCTTGGCGAGACGCTCCCAGTCGAGCTGCAGGAACCCGTACTTCACGTCCTCCTCCGGCACGATGTCGCCAGCGCCCTCCGGCACCACGATCAGCGTTCCGTCCGGCTTGCGAGCCGGGGGCGCGCCGTCGGGCACCGACACCGCCCACGGGTGCCCCGCCGAGATGGCCGACAGGGCGTCGATCTCGCCCTCGGTGATGACCAGCGGCACCTTGCCGTCGGCCAGCCCGGGGTCGTCGAGGACATCGGCGTTGTAGAGCGTCTTCACGCCGCCCTTGCGCTGCCACATCCGCTTGTCGGCCGTGCGGTACTTGACCGCCACGGCCTCGTCGTTCCGCAGGAACGGGAAGGCGAGGATGTTGCCGCGCCGGTCAGCGACGACCTCGCCATCCTCCCCACGCCGCCCGCTGAAGATCCCCGTACGTGCGACGACCTCCGCGTCCAGCCCCCGCTCCAGCACCAGCCACTCCTCGTGTCGCGCGCTCAGCTCCGTCAAAGCCCCATCCCCCCTTCCATCCGCAATGCCAGCAATTCGCCAGAACCGCCTCGGCCGTGATCGTCACGGACAGGCAGGGCTGGGATTTTTTCTTCCGCAGGTGCGAGCACTGCGGGCAGGTCGTGTGGTGGTCGCCGACCGCGGTGGACCGCAGCCGGATCTTGTTCGCCGCGAGGATCTCCTCGGTGGTGCGGGTCACTGCTTCGGCCCTCCAGCGCCCCACGCCGGCAGATCCCAGCCGCCGGTACCGCCGCTCGGCGCCTTCGGCTCGGGGCGCCTGTCGAGCGCCGTCAGGATCCAGTTGCGCCACGTCGCCGACCAGTCGAGCTTCGTGCCGCCTGCCCCCGCCCTGCCGAGCCAGTAGTTGCGGAAGCCCTCCGCCTCGCGCTCGATGCGGGCCGGGCTGCACCCCTTCCCGGTAGCGAACGCCCAGTCGCCCGCCGTGGGCTTCCAGTCCTCCGCCAGCCGGGTGCCGCGGCGGGGCTTTGCTGAAGCAGCAATGCCTTCTGTCTTTGGAGAAGCGATAGCTTCTCTTTCTTCTATTGGTTCATGGATATGGTTCAGTGCGGCAATGCCTCCCTTTTGCTTCAAGCCCGGCGCAAGCAATGCTTGAGCTGCCTGCAGCGTTTTCAATGACTTATCGTTCAAGTGAGAGAACCTCTGCGGGAGAAAAATCTCTTCTCCCAATGGGAGAACGTTTCCTTCTCCCGCAGTGATCGTCTTTCCGGCCCTCGCAGCCCCTCCCTTGCGGCCAGCCTCGACACGCCGGGCGCGCCGGCCGGAGGCCTTCTCGAACTCCTCGCGGAGGCGTTTCTGGGTGACGTGGTCGCCCTCGACGGTGAGAAGCCGCATCACCCTGTCGCGGACCTTCGGCCAGTTGTTGGCGGAGATCCGGCCGATGCGACGCAGGTCGACATCGTTGTTCGGCAGTGTGCCGCCAGCCCGCCACATGGCGGTGAGCAGCAGCATGTAGACGCCGAACTCCAGCGCGCTCAGGTTCGTCGTGTCGGCGACCAGAGCGTCCGTGTAGAGCGGCATGATGGGGAGCTCGGCCATCAGCGCCCCCTCTCGGCAAAGCGCCGGGCGGCGTGCCTTTTGATCCCGTACAAAGTTGTAGTGTGGTCCCGCCCGCCGAGGAGGCGCCCGATCTGGGGCAGGGAGAGCTTGGTGCCCCAGCGCAGGGCGAACATCAGGCGCTGGCGCTTGTAGACGATGTGGGCGCCGCGAGACGGCGAGATGAAGTCGGGCCACTTGGTCTGGGTGCGCTCGCAGACGGCGAGGCAGATCAGGCGCGTCCTCGGCTTCATGGAGGGGATCTGCCACTTGGCGAAGCGCTTGGCCATATCGCTCGCGGAGCCGGGCGGCGGCGGAGGCGGGATCATGACGATCGGGACGACCGGGACCGGGGGTGCCGAGGGCGGCGCCTCAACGACATTGGCGTCGGTCTGGATCTTGGCGGGCCGGACGATGCCGGCCTTGATGATGCGGGAGCGGATGGCCTGATAGTGGGCGTGCCACTCCCTCTGGGTCTGCAGCTGCGCGTTCATGAACCCCTCGCTTTCGTCGGGACTCCCCACCGGGCCATGAGCGCAATCGCCTCCTCCGGGCTGCGCGCCACACCCCACTGGTGTCCCATCTGGATGAATTTCTCGCCGATCGCCTCTTGCTCGGGGGTCGGCTTGCCTTTCGGCGCTTTCATCTCCAGTCCGGCGACGTGGCCGGGCCAGAGCAGGATCAGGTCGGGGACGCCGGCGCGGACGCCGAGCCCCTTGAGAATGGCGGCCTCAGTCTTGGACCGCTTGCCGCCGTTCGGGACATGGAAGACGAGCACACCCGGGCAGGCCCGCTCGATGAACTCGACCACCCACTTCTGGGCAGCATCCTCCTCCCTCTTCCTCGCCATTGGGATGATGCCCCTTGTTCAGGCCGCCCGCCGGGTGCTACGGTCCCCCCGGATGCGGTCCTGACTGGCCGCCGCGAGCTCCATCTTGACCTCGTGGCGGACCATGAACTGGCGCACGCGGGCCATCGTGCGCAGGGTCACTTGCCCGCCATTCCGCAATCGGGTGACGAATTTGCCGTCGTTGACCGCTCGATGCCCCAGCATCGAGGGGCGCATGCCAGTACGCTGCAGGAAGGCGTCGATCTCGGCGAGGAAGGCGGTCATGTCCATGACCGGCATTTCTGTGGGGATTCCGCCCAACTGTCAAGCTTTGAGGGAGGACGGTTTATGGCGATCCGGTTCTTGACGATGGGACGACACGCTCCGCTGACTGGACGTTAATGGACTGGGCCGGATCCCTCCGGCCCGGAATCCGGCGCTTGACAGATTGGGCGGCGTCCCCATAATTGATCCTCACGAGAGGGGCACCGGCAGCGACCGGCCTCCGTGAGGAGCACACATGGATCCCAAGTTTCTGTGGTTCAGCTTCGGCTTCTGCACCTGCCTCGTGGCGGTGTCGCCGTGGCTGCTGATCATGAGCCAGCGCGGAGGCCGCTCATGAGCGCCGCCGTGGACCTGACCGCCCTCGGCCTGAGCGCCGAAGACCGCGCCGCCCGCCTCGACCTGATCGGAGGCTCGGACGCCAACACGCTGATGTCGGGCGACATCGAGCGCGTGAACAACCTCTGGGAGGAGAAGCTCCGCCTGCGCGAGCCCGACGACCTGTCGGGGGTGCTGCAGGTGCAGCTGGGTGCGTTCACGGAGCCCTTCAATGCGGCGTGGTACGAGAAGCAGACCGGCCGCCGCATCGTCCGCCGCGGCGAGGCCCTGATCCATTTCGACCACGACTGGATGGCCGCCACCCTCGACGGCGTGTCGGTTGCGGCGCTGCTGGTCGGCGACCTTGAGCGCGTGTTCGAGGCGAAGCACGTCTCGGCCTTCGCCAAGCCCGACGAGGTGCTGGCCAAGTACCTGCCGCAGCTCACCCACAACATGCTCGTCGCCGGCCTGCAGCACGCAGACCTGTCGGTGATCTTTGGCAACCACAAGTTCGAGGTCTTCAGCGTCAAGCTCGACGCCGACTACGCCGAGCAGCTGATGGCGGTCGAGGAGGCGTTCTGGCGCTGCGTGCAGACGCGCACCCGGCCCCACGCCGTCGAGGTGAAAGCGCCCATCCCGGTGTCCGCCATGCGCGTGGTCGACATGGCGGGCTCCAATGCGTGGTCCGTGGCCGCGGCCGACTGGGTTGCCAACAAGGTCGCCGCAAAGACGTTCGAGGACGCCGCCAAGACGCTGAAGGCGCTGGTCGCCGACGATGTCAAGGAAGCGTTCGGATCCGGCGTGCAGGCGAAGCGCAACGCCGCCGGCTCCATCTCCATCTCTGAAATCAAGCCGCCGAAGGGACAGAAGTGACCATGAGCGCGAAGATCGCGACTGCAATCAACGATGTCATGCAGAAGGTCGGCTACGTCCAGAAGACGGGCAAGAACCAGTTCCATGGCTACAAGTATGCCGGCGAGGGGGCTCTCCTCGCCGTTCTCCGCCCGGCCATGGTCGAGGCCGGCCTGATCCTGCTGCCGTCGGTGACCAGTGTCTCCGAACCCGACACGTTCGGCAACGTCACCATTCGCGTCGAGTACACCATCGTTCATCGGGACGGCGACATCTGGCCGGAGAAGGTCGTCGGGTATGGCGTCGGCAACGACTACAGCCCGAAGTCCGGCCGCATCGGAGACAAGGGCTACTACAAGGCGATCACCGGGGCGAACAAGTACGTCCTGTTCAAGCTCTTCCAGATCGAGACGGGCGACGACCCTGAAGTGGCCGCCCCGCACGAGAGCGAGGAGGGGCCGTCCGCCGGGGACGCCCACCAGATGCAGGCGCGGCGTCAGTATGATCGCCAACAGCAGGCGGCCCAGCGCTCCGTTGAGCGCGCCAAGATGCCGGAGGCACCGGAGCCCGACACCCGCGGGATGGGCGATGCCGGCGACCCCTCGGGTGACGTGCCGCACAACCCGGAGACGGGGGAGATCGCCCAGTCGGTCCCGCTGCTCACGGACGCAGAGAGCCGCTCCACGGCCGACGCGATGCTCGACAAGCTGTCGAAGATCGCGCGCGAGCCGAAGCGCTCGACGCTGCAGGTCTGGGCCCGGGGGAACAAGCCCCTCAAGGACCGCCTGCAGCCGGCACACCGGGCGGAGGTCGAGGCCGTCGTGGCGGGCATCAAGACCGCCATCAAGGCCGCTGAGCAGACCGGCCAGAGCCTCGACCAGCAGCAGGCGGCCGAATGAAGAACGAAGACGAGAAGGTGTTCCTGCGGCGCACGCCGCAGGGCTTTGTCCCGGCCTATGATCGCGATGTCGACCTGCTGTCGCATATCCCGGTCGGGGCGATCGTGTCGACCCGCCCCAAGCGCCCCCGGCGCGTCCGGCGACATCGCTGGTGGTGGGCCCTGTTGAACAGGGTGGCGGACTCCCACCCCTTCTATTCCCGGGCCGAGCAGGTGCTCACGCACCTGAAGATGCGCACGGGGTGGGTCGACGCGACCACTCTCGTCAACGGCGAGGACGTGCAGGTCATCTACACGCCGCGCTCCATCTCGTTCGACGCCATGGACGAGACGGAGTTCGCCCAGTTCATCGACCGCGCCCTCGACGTGGTCGTCCACGAGCTGTTACCCGGCGTCGACCGGGAGGAACTGCGCCGCGAGATCGAGGCGATGCTCGGGCCAGAGGAGAGGAAGGCAGCATGACAAGAAAGTTCCCGATCAAGTCAGTCGAGGTGGGCGGAGCGCGCCGCAACGTCCACCAGATCTTCTGCAGCGAGTGCATCAATTCGGCCCACATGGTCGTCGCCGCACGGGGTGGGGCGTTTCACTCCGATCTGGTGGCCCGGCACTTCCGCCTGAAGGGGTGGCACATCGGGAAAGACCATCGGCGGGACATCTGCCCCACCTGTCAGAAAGACGCCCGCGAGAGCCGCAAGGCAAATCTCACGCTCGTGCCGGCACAGGAGCCCGAACCCATGAACAAGCCCTACGCCCCCTACAACCAGCCTGCCACGACGCCCACCGGAGAGAACACGTTCCCCTCCCTCGTAGCCGACCCGCCGCGCGAGATGTCCAAGGAGGACAAGCGCATCGTCTACGGCAAGATCAACGAGGTCTACCTCGACGAGGTCCGCGGCTACGACAGCGGCTGGACGGACGAGCGCATCGCCAAGGATCTCGGTGTGCCCCGGGCGTGGGTGTCCACCGTCCGCGACGAGATGTTCGGCGCGGCCGAGGGCAACGGCGAGGTGCTGCGCATCCGCATGGAGATGGAGGAGCTGAAGGCGCAGGTCGTCAAGAACCTCGAACAGGCGGACAGTCTGCGGGCGCAGGCGACTGAGATGCTCGCCCAGATCTCCGAGCTGCGTCAGGCCCTCGCCAAGGTCGCTGGGAAGAGGGCCGCGTGAGGCGGGAGTTTCCGGCCAAGGTGAAGCAGGCCGCCTACGAGCGGTCGGGCGGCCACTGCGAGAGCTGCACGGCTCCCCTGTCGCCCGGCCACATCCACTACGACCACGTCATTCCTGATGGGCTGGGTGGCGAGCCCGTTCTGGACAACTGCGCCTGCATCTGCAGCGCGTGCCACGGCCGGAAGACGGCCAAGCAGGACGTACCCCGCATCGCGAAGGCGAAAAGGCAGCGGGCAGACCACATCGGCGCCAAATCCAAGACCCGGCGCCCGATGCCCGGATCACGCGCCTCCGGCTGGAAACGCCGGATGGACGGAACCACCGAAAGGAGAACGAAATGAAAGGCTATACCAAGCTCCGCGGGCACGAAACGCCCGCCGTGAAGACCCTGCTCGACGCTCACTGCACGAAGGGCGCCAACGGATTTGCCGTCTACGAGGCCGGGTGGGACGACGCTCGCGTCGCCGAGGTGCTTTCGGAGCAGATTGGGCGCAAGATCACCTCCAACTCCATCGAAGGCCTGCGGCGCGCGTGGATCGGACACCTGCCCGGCTTTTACCCTCCCAAGAAGAAGCCTGCGATCGACGATGCGTGGAAGACCGCGATCGAGGAGCGCATGGCCACGATGGAGGCGTCCATGCGCAACGTCCTCGCCCTGCTCGACGAGAACAAGGGGGAACGGGCCGAGCTGATGAAGCGCATGGCGGCGTTTGAGGTGCGGCTCGCCGGCCTCTACCGCCCGCAGCCGACGCTGGATCTGCTCGCTCCGACCATCACTTAGGTGGTTTTCGACGTTCTCGTGGCAATGAAACCGCCCCCGGTCTGTGTGTCGCACGGTTTTCCGGGGGCGGCGTGGCGGTTACTCGATGACTGCCTCCATGGGTAGTCGTCCGACCGTTGTCCGGCTCCATGCCGGTATCGGCACCATGCCGATCACTTGCCGTCGTCGAGCCTCTTGTAGAGGGCCCCCTCGACGCGCGTCACCACGGCGAGGATGCTCGCCAGCTTCTCTTCCAGCCGGGACAGGCGATCGCCGACGGTGCGCGCTTCCCGGTCCATCTGGACAATCTGCGTCTCGTTGCGGCCGGTGCGGCGATCGAGGTCGTCGAGCCGGGCGTCCTGCTTCGCGGCGAACCAGACGTAGCCCAGCAGCTGCACGATCATGGCGAAGATGATCGCGACCGGCACCTTCCTGTCAAGGGTCCAGTGCTCAGTGTTCACGTCCAGCTCCTCCGGCGGAGTAGGCGGTGCGGACATCGGCATAGAACTCTCCGTCGCTCCTCAGACGAGCGTTTGCGGTTGCGAGGGCACCCGTGACGCGGGCGGCGTAGACCTTGAGGTTGTCACCGACCCGAACCGAGGGCACCGGGACGGGCTGGCCGAAGGATGAGGGGGGCGCCGGCAGGACGGGCAGAGCCGGTGCTGGGGCGGGGGGTGGCGATGCCGCGCAGGCGGTCAACGTCATGCTGATCGGCAGCGCAGTCGCAAGGCGACTTCGCCTGCTGGAGTTCCCGGGCATACTCCTCAATCTCCGTTTGCATAGTGACGATGTCGCTTTCGGCCTCGCGCTGCCGCACCACCGCTTTCTCAGCGATGTCCCGGGACGCCAGCGCTTGGCGTTCAGCCTCTGATCGGGCCGCTTTCTCGGCCGCCAGATTGGTCTGCAGCACCGCGATCTCCGCCGAGCGATCGGCGTCGCGGTGCCCCTTCGCATAGCCTCCGATGCCTGCCGCCAGTACGGTCAGCACGACACCGAGGATCACCCACGGGTTGAAGAGCGTTAGCATGTTGCGTTATGCTCCCGTCCATGGATTTTGCAACCGCCGCTTCTCTGTTCCGATACGACCCAGAAACTGGGAAGATTTTCTGGCGAATTTCCGTGCCGCGGCGCCGCATAGGTGACGAGGCCGGGAGCGTCTACAGCACCGGGTATCGGGTTATCCGCTACAAGGGCAACGTCTTCATGGCCCACCGGCTCGCGTGGCTTCTGCACCACGGAGAAGCCCCCCCTAATCTGATTGATCACATCAACGGCGACACTTGCGATAACAGGATCAGCAACTTGCGGTTGGCTGACCACGCCCAGAACAATTGGAACAAAAAAATCAACCCGGGCCAGTCGGGTTTTCGCGGAGTTTTCAGAAGCACCAGCAAGACCAAGAAACAGCGTTGGCGTGCGTGCATCAACGTCCGGGGGAAGCGCGTCTACCTCGGGACGTTTGCCACCCCGGGGGAGGCCTCCAAGGCCAGAGCGGCGGCGGTTCGTCGGCATCACGGGGAGTTCGCCGCCGACTGAAGACAGAGCCGGCGCTCCTCCTCGCGCCGGCGCTGGAGGCCGGGCAGCGGGATGCCTTTCGCCTTGTTCCACATGAGGAAGGCGTCGCAGCCACCGGCCCAGTCACCCGCGTTCGAGCGCCGGGCGACGGTCGACTTGCAGTAGGCGCCCACGCCGATGTTGTAGGCGAGGCTGACATGGCTGGCGATGCGCTCGGGCGACTGGGTGGACAGCCGCGGCACGCAGGCCACGACGCCGCCATAGAAGCCTTCCAGTCGTTCTTCCAGCATAGACTTGCATTCTTCGGGCGTTTTACGATCGCCCATGCGCACGCCCAGCGTCTCGCCGAAGCACAGAGTTGGCACGCCAATCGGGTCGCGATAGGCGACCGTCCGCAATCCCTCGAACCCACCGACCAGCCCGACGGCGACGGTGCCCCACGCGAGGGGCTTACGCGCCTTTTGTGGGATCATCGCTCAGCCCCTGATCAATGACACGGGAGACGGCTGCGGCCACCTGCAGGATCAGCCCGAGGGCGAAGAAGATCCGCGGGTCCATGGCGCCCTCGAACGCCGTCCAGTAGAGGGCTGCGCCCTGCAGGAGGGCGCCGAGGACGATGAGACGGACGGACCATGCGCGCATGACGATGCGCGCCCAGTTCGGATGCAGTTTCAAGGACAAGCTCCCTTGCAGTGGATGGGGCCAGTCCCTCCGCCTTTGACGTAGTAGCCGTTGGTGTCGACGCGGGCGCAGCCGGCCACGGCCAGTGCCAGCATCAGCAACAGGGCGCGCATCAGTGCTGCCGGTCGTGGATCATGGAGAGGGCGCCGCGGCGCGTCAGCGCGGTCTGGCGCGGTTCGACGGCGGCGGGGAAGACCGGGCCGCCCATAGCAAAACGCCCCGGAGACCGGGGCGCTGTCGCTTGGATGAAGCTATCGAGGTCGTGGACCTCTACGGGCGCTTTGCGGCCTTCGCGCCCTTGCGGGGCGGCCGGCCCCCCGCGCCGCCGACGTACAACTTCTGGGCCGACATCCCCTGCCGGTACTCCTCCGCCGAGAGCTGGTCTCGGATCGCCCTTGCCGCCGGGCTGTCCTGCCCACTGTGCTTGACGGCCTCCTGATACATTTCCTGCAAGGATGGCATCGTAGTCGCCTCCAAATGCGACTTGCGTATCATACTCCACCATGCGGGCGTTGGAAACACCGGGGACGTTTGTCAGCTCGTTGATCAGGTCGTACATGCGGGTACGAGCCTGCTTGGCGCCCTCGATGCCGCCGCCGAACTCGGGGATGTACTGCACGCGGATTCCGACGAACTCGGTCGGCGCCTTGCCAGCCTTTTGGGCCGCCCGGTCGGCCTGCCGCACGTCAACCGCATAGGTGAACCCGGCGTCGACCCCGAGCTGGTTGATGCGCTTCGTGATGGCATCGGCCGTCGCCTCGTCCACCTTCTTGCGGAAGTAGATCTCGACACCCGGGTTGGCCGTCTCCAGTGTGCCCGGGGGCACGACCTCGGACAGGAACACGCTGTCCTGATTGCGGCGCTTGGCCTCTCGGACCATCTGCTTCCACAGGGGCATCGGGTCGAAGTTCTGTCGCGTCACCACCTCCAGATCGTAGGCGCGCTCGTCCCAGACACCGCCCGACGGGTCGATATAGCGGCCCTTGGTCGGGGTAGCCTTTGATGCCAGCACGCTGGGGTCGTTCTTGAGGATGCTGGCCAGACGCTCGGACCCGGTGGCGAACAGCACGTCCGTGGCCGGGTAGTCAGAGCGGTTCGGGGACAGACCACCGATCAGGCGGCGCACGGGCGAGGCGGCCTCATCCAGCGCTCGGGTGGCATTGGCCTTGGTCGCCTCGTAGTCCCGGGTGAGCGTGTCGAGCTTCTGGCCCTTGGCGGAGTAGCCGTCCACCAGCCTCTTCGCCTCCTTCGCCTCCGCCTGCATGGCCTTGGCCATGGCGAAGGCCTCCTTGGCGTCGGTGATGCCCTGCTGGGCCATGATGCGGTCGCGCACCATCGCGGCCGTCGGCGAGGCGCCATTGCTGAAGGGCTGGATCGTCCAGCCGATCTCCTGCAGGCGCTGCTTGGCGGCGTCGAGCGGCCCGGTGTCGGCGAGCGTGGTCGCCAGTTCCTTGCGCTGCTTCCCGGTCGGGTCGGTGTTCATCAGGCGGCGCTGGTCGTTGACCCACTGCCTGTCGGGGATGCCGGCGAGATTGGCCTCGTATTCGAGAGAGCCGCCCTCGCCCGCCTTGTTAGTCCAGCCCTTCTTCGTCCAGTTCTCCTTCTCAAGGAACCAGACAATGGCCTGTAGGTCGTCGTCGCCGAGATTTTTGAAGCGCTCGTCCTTGCGCAGCATCTCGGCCGCGCGCTTGAACACCTCCTGTCCGAAGCCGAACTCGCCGCCGACCTTCGAAACGTCGGCCAAATGCGACCCACCCACGCCGGCCTCGGCTGGGTTGGGGATGGCCTTCATGCCTGCCAGACGCCGCAGCAGGCGGGCCGCCCACACGTCGATCGTGGCCTTCTGCGAGTAGCCGATCAGGTTGCCGGTGAAGTTGGGCGTCTTGGGCGCGGAGCCGGGCTTCACCTGCCGGAACAGGTCGAGGAAGGCTTCCATGGTGGATGGGCTGTTCGCGTTGAACAGGGTGCGGCCATCGCTCTTGGTGATGAGCGGGAATTGCTCCTGCGCCGCCGCGAAGGCGAGATCCTTTGCCCGAGCCTCGGCCGCCTTACCGGACAGGCCCTCGGCTGCGGCCTGCTCACGGGCCCCGGGGAGAGCCTCCTTCTTGGTGCGCTCGTGGTTGTTCACCCAGCCGTTCGGAAGGTAGCCCTTGCCCTCCTCCGTCTTGGCGTTGCCGATCACGCCGCCGCTTTTGTACCAGTCGTCGAGCTTCGTGAGGGCTGTATCGTACTTGCCCTCGGTGAAGTTCGAGAGGGCCTCGACGGCGTTGTCCCAGTTCTGTCGCACGCTGGTCTGGGCGCTGGTGGTCCCCAGCACGTCGGCAAACACGTCGGCAAAGGATCCGAACTCCGCCCGCAGGCGGTCGCGCATCGACTTGTACCAGTTGCGGGCGCGCATGATGACCTGCGCGTTGCGGTCGCCCTGCTCGGCTCGCCCGGCAACGTCGAACACCTCGTCGGCCAGCTTCTTGGCGATGCGCTGGGCCAGAGCCGGATCGGGCTCGGCATCGGCGCGTTCCACGCCCTTGGGTCGATTGAAGGCGTAGGGGATCTCGCGCGGCACGATCTCGAAAGATCCGTCCTTGGCCACATCGATCTTCGCCGGCTCGATCGGCGCGAAGTCCTTGGTGGGATACTTGGCCCTCTCCTCGCGCCACATATCGACGGCAATCGCCGGGTCGACGCCGGCATCCTCTGCCAGCTTTTCGACCTGAGCCTGTTCCTCCGGCGACAAGCGAACCCTGCCGGTGCCCTTCTGGCCGCGCTCCACCTCCATGTGGAAGTCCGCCCCGGTGTCGCGCGCTGCGGGCAGCGGGGCATCCGGCGCCTCGGGGACCGGGCTCGCTCTCTCCACGCGCGCGGCGGCCTCCTCCAGCGGTTCCATCTTCGGCGCGGGGAGGCCAGCCTCCTCTGCGGCGCGAGCGGCCGGAGCGATCTCCTCCGCGGCGCGGGCCGCGGGAGCGGCCTCTTCAGCGGCACGGACGGCGCGCCCGGCCTTGCCCGGGATGCGGAAGCCGGAGGCGACCATCATCCCGGCGCCCTCGGTGCCGCCGCCCGCGATGTTGCTCATCAGCTCAAGCAACGGGGGCATCGCGAGGTAGGAGCCCGTTTCGTCGGTCGCCATCGGGATCATGTCGCGCTGGCGCACCCATGCCAGCTGGCGACCCTCGGCGTCCACAGGGAAGGCGCCATCATCCCGTTCGACAATCTTCACGGCGTTGCGCGGGACGCGGATGCCCATCGGCAGCGCGTTCTTGTAGCGCTCCTGCAGCTCGTCACCCGGGTAGGTCGTTGCTGGCGCAGCCACCTCGCGCGGACCGCCCGGCGAGAGGGCCTCCAGCTCGCGCCGGTCCATCTCCTCCTGCCCGTAATACTGGGCGCCGGTCTTCGGCTCGGTGACCATGCCGCCGTCGGCGTAGCCCTGCACCTTCTCGGACAGCTCCTGCGAGCCGCCGCGGGTGATGACGGACTCCAGCTCGCGCAGGAAGCTGCGCCGGCCGCCGTCGCGGGCCGCCTGTCGCATCATGCGGTCGAGCACGGCCGGGTCGTTCGACATCAGCTGCCGGGCCAGCCGCTCGGCGATCGCCGGGCTCATGCCCTTGTGCCGGGACGCGAGAGCGCGCGCCGCGCCGAACACGAAGCCCGCGGGGTTCGTGAACATCTGAAACGGGTCCATCGACTGTTCGAGGATGGCGCCGATGCCGCCGCCGAAGAGGCCGCTCTCCAGCATCTGGCGCAGCGTCGTGGAGTTGCCCTTGATGGCCGTCCGCAGGCGGTTCATGCCGCTCTCGACGTTCGTCACGGACAGGATGTCGTTGGCCCGGCCCTCGCCCAGTGCGAGGCGCATCTTCTCCTGCGCGTTGGGCGCGGAGAGCCAGCTCTGGATCGGGATGTTGCGGCTGGCCGCGGTGTTGCCGGAGGCGTGCGCCATCTCGGCCGCGAAGCCCTGCGCGAAGAGGCGGCGCTCGGCCTCACTGAAGCGACTGATGGCGTCGCGGGCCGCCTCCAGCTGGTTGAGGTTGTTCTGGCGGAAGAAGTTCTGCCCGGCCTCCAGTGCGTTCTCGGCGCCAAAGAACTGGGCGGCGCCGTGCCGCACGTCGCTGTAGCGCCCGCCGGTCAGGCGGTCGACCTCGCCGACGATCTGCTGGCGCAGGCCGTTGTAGAGGGCCGCCGCCTCCTGCGCCCGCTCCCCGCTGGCGCCGCGCGCCCGGTCTCGCAGCTCGCGCTGGATGCGGTCCCAGAACTCGATGTTCGGAATGTCTCGGGACATCGGGCCGCTGGACATGCCGGCCGCCCGCATGCCGGGGTTGCGCCCCAGAACCGTCTCCGCCGCCCGGGCCACCTCGGGCACGTCGAGCAGGTTCATCAGGTTCTCGTTGTAGAGGATCCGGTAGTTCCCGTAGAGCTCCTTGTAGGCGCGCCGGTTCACGAGGCGCTCGGCCTCGTCGATGCGGGCGCGCAGGGCGGCCGGGGACGGGATGTCGAACAGGTTGCCGATCATCTGGCTCAGGCGGCCGGACTGCCCCTCGTAGCGGGGGTCGACGACGTTCTCCATGATGCCGCGAGCGGCCGGGTTGGCGTTGGCCGCCGTCCGGGCCAGAGCCTGCGTCGCGTCGCCGCCCATGTCGCCGAGGACCAGCGGAGAGCTCGCGCGCCGCGCAGCCGCGAGGTCGGCGTCAGAGATGACGCGCCCGGCGCGCTCGTCGGCGTTCAGCGCCGAAGCCGTGAGGCGGTCGACATAGCCCTGAGGGTTGCGCCACTGCTGGTAGCGGCCGACGATGGGCTCCAGCATCTCCGCGCCGAGAGCGCCCGCGCCCCGGGCCACCAGCGGTGCCCCTGCGCCGAAGCCAGCGCCCATAGCCGCGCCACGCACGCCGCGCTCGGCGCGCTGCTCGGCGGTGCCGTTTGAGCCGAGGCCGTCGGCCGCGCCGTAGCCCGCGCCCACCAGCCCGGAGCGCCACGCGGTGCTCGCCACCCCGGGAGCCTCGGCGATGTACTTGGCGCCCGGACCGGCCAGAAGGCCGCCCACGGTGCCCACGGCGGTCGAAACGGGCTCCTTCTCCCAGTCGACGGCGTGCTGCGCCTCGACGTAGTCGCGGTTGCGGGCGAAGCGCTCGGCCGCCGGCAGGCTGTAGTCGAAGTCGGAGGGGGCGACCGTGGCGAGGCCGGCCACCATGTCGTCGCCGAAGGGGATCGAGCCGACGGCGGAGCGCCAGCCGGCGCCGAGGCGGTTGCTGGCGGTGTTCAGCGTGTTGACGATCGGATTGGAGCCGTTCGCGCGCTCGGCGCGGATCTGCTCCTTCATCGCCTCCTTGCGGTTGACCGGCATGCCCTCACGGGCGACGCGGGGCGCCCAGCCACCCTCCAGTTGTTCGGTGTTCCCGAACACGTCTGCATCGGACAGCGTGCGCTTGCCGCCGGGAGAAGGCGAGCCGAAGACCTCGTCGTCGGAGAGGACGCGCTTCGCCATCAATCAACCTCCCACCCGGAGCCGTTCCACGTCAGGACGCCCTTGGGCGTCTGGTACTTGGTGCCGGCCTTGCGCTGCGCAGGGTCGCGCGGGGCCTCTGGGGCGCCCGAAGTTGACGGGCTCGACCCGCCCGACAGGTCGCGCATGCGGGGCTCGCCGAGCTCGGACATCTTGAAGCCGGTGGCGGCCTCGATGGCCCTCTTGCTGTAGCCCTGCTTCGCCCACGTCTGGGCCAGCTTCGCCGCAGCGGAGCGGGAGGCCTCCTGCTGGCGGGCGAGGTTCTTCTGGATCGTCTCCGGGTCCATCCCGGGCTCGATGTTGGCCTTGTCGAACTCCGCCTTCTCGGTCGCCGTCAGGGCAGATCCGAAGAGCTTGTTGCGGATCGAGTTCTTCTGGGTCTGGTAGTCGGCCCACCACTGGCTCTGGGCCTTGTAGCCCGAGTTGCCATCCGGGCCGGCGCCGGGGTCGCGCGCACCGATCCAGTTCTGGATCCCGCCGACGAGCGGGGCCCCGAAGCCGCGCCCGCCGAACTTGGGATCCCACGTCTGGACGAGCCGGTTGAAGTCGCCGAGGGCGCTCCCCTTGGTGCTGAGCTCGTCGATCGTGTTCTGGCTCAGATCCTTCGGCTTCGTCATCGTGGCCAGCATCTGGGCGCGCTTCGCCGGATCGGTCTCCAGCGACAGGGCGGCCCTCTGGTCCGGGGTCAGCTCGATGGTGTCCTCGTCGGGGCTGCGCGGGCGGTTCAGGTAGGTCTGGAAGTCCGCGTCCGCCTTCTGCCGGCGCTCGTCGTCGCGCTGGGTCTTCTGCAGCTCGGTCATCTTGGTGACCGTGGAGAGCTGGTTGTTCAGGCCCTCCATCTGCAGCTGCGGCAGCTTGTTGGCGAGCTGCGCCTGCATCAGGCGGAGCTGGGCCAGCTTGGCGGCCTTGTCGAACTGCTGCTCCTGCTGCTTGGCCAGCGCGCCACCGTAGTTGCCCACCGCGGTGCCGAGGCTCTCGCCGAAGCCGCCCGTGCGGGTGGGCGCGAGGAAGCCGGCGGCCAGCTGCAGGAGGGCCGGGTCGGGCCCCTGCCGCGGCTGCTGGTAGAGCTTCATCAGCTCGGTCAGCGCCCCCTGCTCGGAACCGATCATCCCGGGAAGCTTCTGCTGCTGCTGCTTCTGGGCGTCGAGGATCTGCTGCAGGATTCCCTGCATCGGCGCGTAGGGGTTCGCGGGCGCAGCCGGAGCCGCGGCGGGCGCCGCGGGCTGCGGCATCTGCCACGAGGGATCCGTCATCCCGGGCAGCAGGAACGGGTTCGCCATGCGTCAGGCTCCTCAGCCGGTCTTGCCCTGAAGCGCGCTGTAGAGGGACAGCGCGCCAGCGATCTGCGACAGGCCGGACGGCTGGTAGGCCGCGGCCGGGCCGGTGTTCGATTGGGTGGTGTAGCCACCCTGATTGGGAATGCCGCGCAGCATGTTGCTCATGAAATTGAGCTGGCTCTGCGGGTAGTCCCGCTGCTGCAAGAAGTCCTGATAGGCCATGTCCAGATTCCGCTGGTCGAGGTTCTGCTGGGTCGTGCCGGTGGCCTCCAGCGCCGCCGCGTCACGCAGCCCCAGCGTCTGCCCGAGCTGCCCGAGCTGCCCCATCTGGTTGGCCGCCGACAGGTCGGTCTGGGCGCCCATGTTCGACAGGTTGCCGGCGAGCTGAGCGAGGTTGCCGTACTGGCCCATCTGGCTGTTGGCCAGCGAGCCCGCAGCCGAGCCAAGCTGCGTCAGGTTCTGCATCTGGCTGTTGCTCAGGTTGCCCATGCCGAGGCCGAGCTGACCGAGCTGCTGCATCTGCTGCGCCGACAGGTTGCCGGCGTTGGCGCCCATCTGCGCCATCAGCGAGGCCTGCTGGTTGGTGAGCCCGCCCATGGTCGAGCCCATGTTGGCGAGGTTCTGCTGCATGCCCAGCGCCTGCTGGCCCTGCTGGTTGCCGATGTTGGCATACAGGTTCGCTTGGTTCTGACCGAGCGCCCCGAGCTGGGATCCGATCTGGCCGAGGTTCTGCTGCATCCCCAGCCCGAGCTGGCCCTGCTGCCCGGCGAGCTGGGCGAGGCGCGACTGGTCCGCCTGAAAGTTCTGGCCGGCCTGAGCGTAGCCCTGATTGAGCACGTTGGCCTGCTGGCCGAGCAGGGCGTCCTGCGTGTCGCGCATCGCGCGGCCGGTGATCTCCTGCATGCGCGACGAGCCGTACTGACCGCTCTTGATGAACTGGTCGCCGATCGCCGGCATGATGTTCTCGGACAGGTTCTGCCCGGCCTGCTGGCCCAGCCTGTCCATGACACCCTGAATGTAGGGGCTCATGTACTGGGACGGGTTCGACCCGGTGAACGACCCCGAGGCGGCGTTGGTGTAGGGCTGCGCCATGCCGGCCGCGTTCATGCCCGCCGCGCCGTACATCAGCGGCGACGCCATGTTCAGGCCGTTGGTGTTCAGGGCCTGCCCATACATCCCCTGCGAGGCGCCCAGCGGGTTGATCTGGCTGGCGCTGTTCAGATAGCCGGACGCCGCATTGGCGCCGCTCATCCCGGCCGCCTGCCCGAAATAGGGGCTCGCGGTCCCTAGCGGGTTCATGCCGGCGGCCTGATTGACCATGCCGGAGGCCGCGCCGGTCGGGTTGAGAGCCCCGGCCTGCCCGAAGTACGGGCTCGCCGCGCCCATGGGGTTCACGCCCATGGCGGCGCTCATGTAGCCACTCGCCGCCTGCGAGGGGTCGGAGGCCGCAGCCTGCCCCGTCAGGTTTTGGGCGCTCTGAATGCTGGGCGACCACTGGCCCTGCATCGCCGCGGTGTTCTGGAAGGCCTGCTGCTGCGCCTGCGTGAAGTCGGCGATGCGCGGCGCGCCGTAGGTCTGGTAGGGCTCCGCGGCGACCGCATTGGCCTTGGACAGCAGGCCCTGCGTATAGTCGCTCAGGAACTGCGGGATGCCGGCGGTGGCCGTCCCGTAGGTCGTGACCGAAGGCGGGGGCTGTCCCTGAAAGAGAAAATCGAGGGTAGCCATCAGCGGGCTCCGAGGTAAGACGTGGCGGGCTTGGCGTCAGGGGAGATCCGCCCGCGGGCGAGCGCGCCGCCCTTGTGACGCCGGACGGCCTCGCGCAGCTGGTCGAGCTTCTCGGCGCCGGCCTTGGACGACCCGTCGCCGAGCAGCGCCACCGTCTCGGCGTCCACGACGTATTCCCCCGGGCTCAGCACTGCAGGGATATCGTCCGCTCGACCGGAGCTGGCTGATCCGCCTCCGTCAATGAAGGCAGCGCCCCCGCGTGCGAAGGCGGCGGTGCCGGGCATCGGAGGCGCGGAAGCCTGCATCAGAGCGCCGGGGCGCTGGGGCATCCCCTGCGCCTGCTGCGGCATGCCGCGGAAGCCGCCCATGGGACCGCGCCCACCCCCGGGGATTCCGCCCATCATCCCGCCCAGCGGAGAGCCCTGCGGCCGGGGCGGAGGCATGCCCATGGGCGACTGCCCCGGGCCCTGCCCCATCATGGCCTGCGGGGGCAGCTGGGGCGATCCCTGCGGAGGGCCGACCATGCCGCCGTCGGCGTAGCCCGTCAGCTCGCCGGCCTCGATTGCCTTCTGGGAGCGGAACTGCCGCACCGCGCGCATGGCGGGCGTCTCGTAGCCCAGCTGCCGCCGCGCCTGATCCGCCTGCCGCAGCTTGGCCTGCGCCTGCTCGTACTGGGTGCGCTCGGAGCGCATCGGGTACTGGTCATCGCTGATGTAGCCGCCGTCGGCGACCGGGACCGCGTTGTTGTCGAAATAGTTGTGCTGAGGGCGCATCCCGTAGGTCTTGGGGTCGCCCTCGTAGGGGCGCTGGGTGCGGTTGAAGGCGACCTGCGACAGGCCGCGCGTCATGTTGGGATCGGTCGAGGTGACCGGCGGGGCTGCCTGCTGCTTCTGCCCACCGCTCATCGCCGAGCCGAGACCGCCGAGAAGCGCCATCCCGGCGATCATGCCCGGCGTGCCGATGCCGCCGAGACCTGCCGCCTTGGAAAGGACACCACTGTCGGCCGTCTTGCCCGCGGCAGCCGCCGCAGCGTCCGTCGCCTGTCGATCTGCAAGACCGCGCGTCACGTCGGCGCCGGATCCGTTGAACCCGCCCGCCGCGCCCGTCCCAGCCCCCGAGAACGTGCCGTTGCTCAGCAGCCCGGAGAGGCCGCCTGTGAGCCCGGTGGCGCTCATGAGGCCCGACGTCAGGCCGCCAGCAAGACCGCCCGTCAGGGCCCCCTGCGCGCCATTGGACAGGGCTCCAATGCCGCCGCCGATGAGCGACGAGCCCAGCGCGTTGGCAGCGCCCTCGGACAGGGCCCCGCCCAGAAGGCTGTTGGCCGCGCCGCCCACTGCGGAGCCGAGGCTCGGGAACAGGAAGGTCGTTGCCGCGCTCGCCACCGGGGCGAACCACGACTGCTTGTAGAAGGCGGCCATGTCTGGGTTCTCAGGGGACAGCGGACACGAAGCGGGAGGCCCATTCGCTCCAGTCCTCGAACCCTTCCGGGTCGGGGACCGTGCTCAGGCCGGTGAGGATCAGCAGGCGGCGACCGAAGTCCTTCCAGTCGTCGTCGTCGAGGCGCGGCACGATGCCGTAGCTCTGCAGGTCGATGGCCATGGCATCGGCCCAGTCGCGCAGGCCCATGAACGCCGGCAGCGTGGTCACGAGCGCATGCGTCCGTCGGACGGCCCGATGTGGGCGTAGGTCTCGCCCAGCCAGTAGTCACCGCCGGCCGTGTTGCTCTCGAACCGGAAGCGCATGAGGCGCGCCGTGTCCTTGAATGTCAGGATCTCCTCGGCCGGCGTTGACGCCGTGGCGCCGAAGGTCACGATGTCGGAGAAGATCTCCGGCGAGCGCGCGTTGGCCCGGCCGATGATCTGCAGCGTGATGTCGCCGACCTGCTCCAGATCCGGCTCGACGAAGGTGGTGCGCAGCGCCCGATTGGTGCCGGGGCCCTGATTGGAGCCGCGCAGCATCGTCATCTCGTTGGTTTCGAAATAGGACTGGATCGGGTTGGTGTAGCCGCCGTCGAGCTCGTCGAGCCCGTACTCGTGCTGCCACATCTTGTAGGTCGAGGCGGAGGCATCCACGCCCGTGAGCAGGGGCGCCGCCAGAGACGTGCTGAACAGGCCGGACGAGCGGCCAGACCCCGGCAGCTGCGTGTCGTACCAGCAGTTCTCGCGGACGTTGTAGATGATGGCGTGCGAGCATTCGGTCGCCGTCCCGAAGGGGAAGCACCACCAGATCTCGCCCGCCTCCGGCACGGTGAAGGCGAACACCTTCTGCCGCTGCGCGAAGTTGAGGTTGTCGAAGAACCACTTCCGGTTCAGCGTGTTCGGCAGCTCGCGCATGACGCCGTTGAACATCAGGAAGCGGCCGACGCCGGCCCAGAAGTAGATGCCGTCGAACTCCACCACCGACCGGCTCGACAGGATCGAGGACGAGGTGGACATGATGTCCGACGACCAGATCGTGGCGCCGCCCACGAAGGTCAGGCGCACGAGCTCGTTGGTCGACCAGAGCAGCCCGTTGGGCGTGCCGTTGCCGCGCACCGGGAGCCCGGCCACCAGCTTCTGCGCCGCGATGTGGGCGCTGCCGGACCCTGCGCCGGTCAGGTTGGACGGGTCGCCCGGGACGGACCATGTGATGTTGCCGCCGGCGCCCAGCACGATCAGGTAGGGCGGCAGGGCGACGATGCCGCCGGCCGCGCTCTCCCCCGCCGGGATCGCCACGTTCGTCACTGCCGTCGCCGCGGTCAGGTCGCCCACGTAGAGCTGGCCCTGCGTCGTCGACACGATCGAGGACAGGTTCGGCGCGACATGCGCCACGAGGCGATTGGTGTTCGTCGTGGTGTCGTAGATCACGTCGAACGACCAGAGGTTGTCCGCGCTGACCGTGAGGCCGCCGGGCGTCCGGTCGTTGGCTGGCAGCAGGTTGCCGGCGAGGTCCGAGACGTACTGCTTCAGCTTGTTCTGCGAGCCCGTGTGGATGTAGAGGCTCGTGTCCACGCCATAGGCGTGCATGCCGTAGATCTTGTTCTCCAGCTGGTCGGTCAGTCGCCGGTAGCCGCCCATCTTCTTGGGCGAGCTGGCGAGCCAGCGCACCCACTGCCCGTCGACATAGTTCTCGCCCTGCAGCTTCGTCAGATCCCGCTTGATGCCGGGCTCCGAGACGATCTTGACGGGCGTCTCGGTCACGCGGCCACCGCGATCATGGCGCCCCACGCAGCGCCCGTGAGCAGCTCCCCGGTGCGGATCGGCGTCTTGGGCGTGACCCGCCAGCCGATCTCGTAGGCGGCCACCTGAACGAAGGCCAGCAGCAGAAACAGCGGGCTCACCAGCAGCGTCGCCGGCACCAGCCCGATGGCGTTGCGCACGAGGAAGGCGATGTGGTCGTTGCCGCGGGCGAAGTCGGTCAGGGTGCGCTCGAACCGGTTCGGCGTGCGCGCCGGCCAGCGATCCGGCAGACGCCCCAGATCATACCACTCGCCCCACGGGAGCCACGCCCACGCGAGGAAGCAGATGCCGACCGTCAGGGCGGTGACGGGCGACGCCGTCAGCAGCGTCAGCAGGGCGACCGCCGCCGCCGCGTAGTAGCGCGGGTGGCTCGGCAGGTGCTCGGCCCCGAAGCCGCCACCCCGAGCGTGGTTGATGATGGCGCAGACGGCGCCGAAGAACAGGGGCTCGATCACAGCTGGGATGCCTCCCTGAAGAAATCGTCGATCTCACGCTCGCCCGCGCCCGTCGCGAGCATCAGGTTGATGAGCAGCGGGTTCGTCCGCATGTAGGTGTCGGCGGCGAAGTCGATCTCGGCGAGGACCGCGTCCTCCGGCGAGAGCTGCGAGAACATGCCGGCGACCATGGCCGGCGGCGTGCCGTTGCGCGTCATGGCGAGGGCCTCCTCGCCGGAGATCAGGCCCATCATCAGCATGCGCTTGGCGCACTGGCGGCGGGTGATGGACTGGGGGACGGGCGGCCCGGGGTCGGGCGGGAGAGTGGAGAGGAACTCCGCCTCCTCCTCCGGGGTCATCTCGATGTCAACCCCATCGACGTGCTTGATGAGAGCCATCATGTCACTCCGTAAATCGACCAAGTGCAGGTCGAGATGTTCCCAGACCCAAAGAGAAACCGGACGTTTGTCAGAGCCGCCGCAGTTCCAACATAAGATGCACCACCGTCGTTCGAAACTATAGTCGGCGTTCCGGGTCCAGAAGCATCATATGTCTGAATGGATTTGAAGATGATTGTGTTTCTCTTTGAGGCTGTACCGGGATAGATTTGGAGAACATAAGACTGAGGCTGATTGGTCGTGTTGACCATGTTAGCGCTTGCGGCCCCAAGGATGATTGCGGTGTCGCCAAGTCCAGCTTGGTTATACAACGCAGGAGCTGCACCAGATGGTCCGGTGGAGTACAACGCTGAGTACCGGTAATCTCCCGCTGTGGAACGATACGTAGATCCGCTGTCAACGCTCACGCGAAGATTGAACGCAGAACCACCAGTAGCTGGGACAACATCGTCAAGGATGAGAATGTATTTCGAGTACCCGCTTGTCAGAGCGATATCGAGTGTCGCGGCGGACGACACGGTGCCGCTGTTCAGGCGCGTGATCCCGCCGACCCACGACGGGTCCGCGCCCGAGCCACCGTCGCGGAAGACATAGCCGGCCGTGTTGGGGGCCAGAGCGGCCCAGCCGGACGCCCCGCGGTAGAGCACCGAGCCGCGGGTCGAGCTGATCCAGTCGTGCAGCTGGCTCGCCGTCACCTCTTCCGGGTCGCCGGAGCCGGCCGTGTTGCGGCCGATGACGCGTTGGGTCGCCGTCACGTCCTGCATCTTGGCGTAGGTGACGGCGTTGTTGGCGATCGTCGCTGCCTGCGAGCCCGTGCCGGAGGCCGTGACGTCGCCGGTCAGGGCCGTGATGCCCGCTGCGGCGAACGAGCCGTCCGCCCGCAGGAAGGTCGTGGTGCCGCCGCCCGACGAGGGCACGAGGCCCTTGGCGCTGCTCGTGAAGGCGTCCAGCAGCGCGGTCGCCTGCGTGGCCGTCAGGTCTTCGACGTTGCCGGTGCCGGCCGTCGTGCGCCCCTTGAAGGTCGCCGTGGAGATCTGCGCCAGCATCGCGTTCGTGATGCCGTTGGTGGCGACGGAGATGACCTGATTGGTCGAGATGTCGCCGCCGCCCGTCAGGCCGCCGGAGCCCGTGACCGTGGTGCCGCCGATCAACAGCTGGCCGGAGTTGTTGGGCAGCGTGTAGGTCCGGGTCGTGCCGGTGGTGATGCCCGACAGCTCGAACCTTGCCTGCTTGGTCGTGTCGGTATTGTCCTGCAGCGTGAACTCGCTGTCCTTGATCGAGATGACCGGCTGCGTCAGGTTGGCGAAGTTGTTCAGGACGAGGATGCCCGAGCCCGTCGAGCTGGTGACGCCCGTGCCGCCGTTGGCCACCGCCAGCGTGCCCGACATGGTCATCGTGCCGGAGCCCGTGATCGGGCCGCCGGAGAAGGTCAGGCCTGTGGTGCCGCCGGAGACCTGCACGCTGGTGACCGTGCCGCCGCCACCGCCGCCGCCGGTCGCGTTCAGCGTGGTGCCGGAGAAGGACAGATTGGTGCCGAGCGTGATCTCCTGAACGGCGCCGGTGGAGCCCGCGTTGCGCCCCAGCAGCTTCACGTCCGTCATCGTCAGCCCGGAGGCCGTGATGTCACCCGTCAGCGGCGCACTGATGGCCGTGCGCGCCGCCGCGGCGTCGGCCGCCGTGAAGAGCGAGTTGCCGACCGAGGTGGCGCCGAGGTTGGTGCGGGCGCCCGAGGCCGTGGTGGATCCGGTGCCGCCGTCGGCGATCGCGATCGGCGTGGAGACGCCGCCCGTGTCCGCGTCGACCACGTTGGTGCCGTCGCAGTAGAGGACCGCGCGCACGCCCGTGGCGACCGCCACACCGCCGCCGCCGCCGATCTGGGCCGCCGTGCCGACCTTGAAGGTGAAGGCGCCCGTGGTGGCGTTGTCGACCCAATACTGCTGGATCGTCGCCGGGACGATGATGTTGCGGTTGCCGGTCAGGGCGCCCGTGAACTTGTAGAGCACCTTGTTCTGCTCGGCGGCAGACAGGGTGTAGTCGCCCGTGCCGGCCACCGCCACGGTCTGGAAGGTCGCCGACGAGGTCGCCGCGATGCCCAGCCCGATCGTGTAATAGGCGCTGCCGTCCGTGAAAATCGTGCAGCTGTTGCCCGGGTTCAGCGTCAGGGTCGCCGAGCCGTCGATGTTGACCGCGCCGGCGGGGTCGATCGTCAGCGCGCCGCCACCGGAGTTGCGCACGTTGATGAACCAGTCCGAGCCGACCGTCCCGGGCGCATCGAGGTTCAGCGTGCCGGTGCCGGAGCCGATCCACATCAGCACGTTGGCCCGGTCGGAGGTCGAGGCGCTGTAGGTCGTGCCGAACGAGAACACCGGCATGTTCTGGTTCAGGGTCGTCGAGATCGCCTTCAGGCCGGCGCCGGCCAGCGCGGAGGCGACCGCCGAGGAGGTCGACGCGCCATACTGGAAGTTGCGCCACGTCCCGGCCGCGGTGGTGTTGGCGGCGAGGTAGAGCACCCAGCAGGTCGACGGCGGGACGGTGATGAGCACGCCGCCCGAGGCGTCGTTGATCTGGAAGCTGGTGGAGCCGACGTTGTTGAAGATGCAGGTCGTGCCGGTCGAGACCAGCGTCGCATCCGGCAGCGTGAAGACGACGCCGCCCAGCGTGGTCGTGACATCGTTCAGCTTGGCGACGTAGTTGAGCGTCGACTGGCCCTCGGTGGGCCACACCAGCGTCTGGTTCGCCGAGGTCGTGATGGCGCGATAGGAGACATCGGCCGGGAGCATCGGCTCCCCGCCAAACACCTGCGTGTAGGTCATGCGTTAGGTCTCCGACCTGACCGTCGACAGGTCGACGATGCGCGTCTGGTCTTCAGCGTTCAGAGCGGCCAGCGCCCGGTCGTACATCCCCTGCCACGTCGGAATCCGCTCGTCGTTCTTCAGGAACGGGGTCGCCTCCAGCAGGGCGGCGTAGAGCAGGACATCCGGCGCGTACTGGGTGATCCAGTTCGTCTGATTGCCGTCGTCGAGGAGCTGCGGCAGCTGGTGGAAGACGACCTCGAACGGGTAGTCCTGATCGGGCGTCGGCACGACCAACCAGTGCGAGAAATCGTAGTCCGCGTAGAAGCGCGGCTGCGCCGTCTGGGCGTCCGCCGGCCAGAAGTTGCGGCAGTATTCGTAGGAGCGCGGGAAGAGCGGCGTGCGCGTCTCGAACCCGGTGCTGGTGCCGAAGTTGATCGAGACCGTGGCGCGCCAGCGCTCGGGCTTGTCGATGACGGCGATGCCCGCCTGCATCGTCCCGGTCGCCGGCACCTTGAACCCGAGGATCTTCGCCTCGCGCGCGATGCGGCGCTCCGCGTTGTTGATCAGGTTCGGCAGCTGCTCGTAGACGGTCGTGTCCACCACCGAGCCCCGCTCCAGATAGGCGACCATGTCGCTCTTCAGGGAGGTGAAGGTCATCGCGGTGGGCAAGGGTCAGTCCTCAGGCACCGTCAGCGGCTCGTCGGGGCGCACGAACGGAAGGTTGATCTGCTCCGTCTGCCGGGCCGGCAGGCGGTACGGGTCGAGCTGGTCGCGGTCGGCGTCGCAGACCATCAGGCCGGGCGCGTTCGGGTCCGGCTTCAGGGCGGCGAGCGGGAACTTCTGCGAGCACCGCGCGCACACGCCGATCCCGAGGGTCGGCTGGCCGCGGGTGTTCAGAAAGATCGGCATCGCGTTACTCACTAGATGGGATTGCGCCCATCACGCAGGCGGTGTAGGTCAGTTGTCATGAGCAAGCTTCCGTCGCAGGGCTACCTGCTCCAGTGCTTCACTTATGACCCCGAGACGGGCCTTTTGACGTGGCGGCCAGATCGGCCCGAACACCACTTCAGTCGGCCCAATATCTTGGGACTCTATCGAGCCCGGTATGCCGGCTGGGTCGTCAAGGCCCAAACAAGGGCTGGATACGTCGTCACCAGCGTTGACGGACGAAAGCACTACGCCCACCGGGTTATCTGGAAGATGATGACAGGCGAGGAGCCCGAGACCATCGATCACATCGACATGGACCCGGCGAACAATCGCTGGTCCAACCTGAGAGCTGCCACCACGGCCGAACAGCACGCCAACAAGCGAGCCGCGCATCGGGTCTATCACGGCCTCCCGAAAGGGGTGACGTTCGCCGCCCGCCGCGCCCACACGAAGAAACCCTACGTGGCATTCTTCCGTGGTCGTTGCCTCGGCTATTTCGCGACCCCCGAAGAGGCCCACCGAGCATGGGCAGAAGTCGCCCAGCCCATCCAAGGCCCCTTCTTCCGACGCGCCTAAATTGTATAGGCGCTGATATCGGTGGTGATGCGCTGCGGGCTGTTGTCCCGCTCCTCCGACCACGCCAGCAGCTCCGCCTCCTGCAGGTCGTTGTCGATGGCGGCGCGCCGGCCGGGATCCACGTTGGGTGTGCGCAGGCACAGCCGCGCCGCGAGGCGCAGGCAGATGGCGTCGAACCAGCGCTGCGGGATCTCGACGGTCTGCTGCAGCGTGCCCACGTCCATGATGTGGCGGTGTCGCCAGATCACGAACTGGGCGGTCGCCGAGCGGGCATCCGGCGTGGGCCAGAGCCGCATCAGCGGAACGCTCGCCTGCCTGTCCAGCCAGAACTGGAGAGGCTGGCCCTCGTAGGTCTTGTTGGGCATCTGGGTGTAGTCGTCGCGGTTGAGCCGCGACAGGGGCACCTCGTAGGGGTTGCCGCCCAGATATGTGGAGGTCAGGACCAGCGTCGTACCCGCTTGATCCCTGATGCAAAAATACTGATAGGTGCCGGGCCCGTCAATGTCGAACCACGCCCACTGGCCGGCCGTGAAGACGGTCGAGCCCGTGCTCCCGACCTGCGTCCACGTCACCCCGTCGGTCGACACCTCGAACACCAGCGAGTAGGTCGGCGAGGCGGTCGTCTTGATGCCCACCGTCGACACCTTCGTGGCGCTGGTGAAGACCGTCTGCACCCCGCCCAGCCGCGCGCTCTCCGTGCCCGTGTACTGGCTCAGGAGGCGGTACTGCCCGTTCAGCACGTCGATGGTGCCGACGGGCAGCGTGACCGTCTGCTGGCCCTGCACCATGGGCAGGATCTGCTTGTCGATCGCCCACAGCGGGATGCCACGGTTCCCCATCTGCGACAGGTGCAGGTAGAGCTGCTTCTGCGCCGTGTCCTGCATCTCCGAGGTGATCTGCTGCGCGGTCAGCCCGCACAGGCGATACGCCTCGTCGATCACGTCGCTCGTGATGAACGCCGTCTGCGAGATGGTGTTGGAGTAGGCCATCGGTTACTTCCGCGGCAGGGCGCGCGCGAGGGCGCCGAGAGGGGTGGCGCCGGCGCCAGCCGCGGGGACTGGCGGAGCCGCGGCCGGAGCCGGCGCCGTGGGCGCATTCCCCCGAGGGACAGAGGGGACGCGCCCAGCCTTGGTCGGGCCTCCCCGGGAGTAGCCCTTCACGATCACGCGGCCAGCGGAGCCGGTGAAGCCGAAGCCCTCGGGGTGCTCGAAATCCTTGACGTACTTGACCATGGGTCAACCTGTCTTTTTCTGGGTGTGGTAGATCGTGGCGACGTTCAGCGTCTGCACGATGTCGGTGACATTGGCGCCTCCGACGCGGAACTCGTCGGAGCCCGGAGGCGACGGCCCCGACGCATCTTGGATGTCCTGCGTGGCGATGGTCTCGACGACCGCCGCGACCGCCAGCAGGACGGAGTTGGAGCTCTCGGCGATCGAGACCGCCTCGGCCACCGAAGCAGCGATCGCCACCTGCACCGACGTGGCGTCGGCGATGGAGACGCTCTCGTCGATCGTGACGGCGAAGAGGCTTCCGCCGGTCTGACTGTCGGAAGCTGCGATCGTCTCGGCCACCGCCGCAGCGATCACCGCCACCGCGGAGCTGGACTCCGTCGCCGCGACGCTCTCCGTGACAGCCACCACGAAGGCCGCCGTGGCGGCCGGCGTGTCGGCGATCGACATCACCTCCGCCCGGTCGCAGAGCATGGTCAGGAGACCCGTCTGCGTGTCGGCGATCGACATCGTCTCGGCGATGGTGACCGCGTAGAACAGGCCGCCGGTCTGCGTGTCGGCGATGGCCATGCTCTCGGCGATGGCCGCCGCGATCGTCAGGGCGCCCGTCTGGGTGTCCGAGACCGCCGCGCTCTCCGCCACGTCCCGGGTGAAGACCCCGAGACCGGTCTGGCTGTCCGTGGCCGCGGCGCTCTCGGAGACGGCCCCGACAGCCGTCAGGAGCCCGGTCTGGCTGTCCGTGGCCGCGGCGCTCTCCGCCACCGCCGTGGACAGGGTCAGCGTGGCCGCAGGAGCGTCCGTGGCGGCTGCGCTCTCCGAGGTGCTGCCGGCGATGATCAGCAGCCCGGTCTGGGCGTCAGTGGCCGCCGCTGTCTCGGCAATCGCCGCTGCGATCGTGAGCAGCCCGGTCAGCGTGTCCGTGACGGCCACACTCTCCGAGGTGCTTTCGTTGTAGGTACTGCTGCCCGCCGGGTTCGGGAACCAGAAGAAGGCGTTCGGCTGCCACCACGGGATCGCGTCGGCGACCGGGTTGAGCACCAGCGCGCCGGCGCGCCAATTCGTCGAGGTCGTCCACGAGGCGCCGAAGGTGCCGGCGCCGGCGTCATAGACCACCATCGTGGAGCCGAGGCTCCCGTCGGTGTGCGAGCCGCTCAGCAACAGCGTGGCGCCGTCGGTGGCCGCGAAGGCCGATCCGTCGGCGCTGGTGGCGAATGCCGCCACGAGCCACTGGCCGGAGCTGGTGGACAGCGACTGCGAACCGGAACCGGTGCCAAATCCGTCCAGCGTGGCCGAGAAGTCGGACGTGGCGATCGGCGAGGTCTGGTTGACGCCCGTCAGGGACCAGACCGCGACCGCTGACAGCGTGAAGGCGCTGAAGCTGACGATGACATCGTTCGTGCCCGTGGAGGGCGCGACGAGGTAGTACCAGCTGACGCCGACGACGCCGGAGTTGATGTTCTTCCCGAGGAAGGTCATCGAGGCGCCGTTGTAGGTCACCCCGGTGATCACATCGGTGCGGCAGTGGACAGCGACCAGCAGAACCCGGTCGGTGCCCGAGACGGTATGCGAGACGGTGACGCTGTTGTCGAACCCCGGCGACTGCGTCAGCGAGGAGGCGTCACTCGCGATCGCCACGCATCACCCCTTCAGGGTCGTCAGCGTGGCGTGCATGTCCTGCGCGGCTTCCTTGCCGAAGTTCAGCGCCATCTGCTGGAAGTCGGAGTTCCGGCCGGCCAGCAGCGGGTGGAGCGCGTAGCCCCACGTCGCCTTGAAGTCGCAGCTGTAGCCGTCGACCCAGTTGCTGGCGTCGGTGTGCGGCGCGTTCTTCGCGCGCCAGTCCGCCTCCAGATAGTACCAGCCGAACTCGGAGACCGGCGGCCACTGGTGCGTCGGGTCGCCATAGGCCCGGTTGGAGGCCCAGTGCGGCGTGATGATCGTCACCTGCGCCCCGGGCTTCAGCACCCGCCACAGGTTGTTGAAGAACCGGACGCGCTGGATGGCGGTCAGGTGCTCGACGAAGTGCGAGGCATGCGCCTCCTCGATCGAGCTCTCCTCCCACGGCCACACGTCGTTGTTGATGTCCATGACGACATCGACGGCCCCGTCGAACGGGTACTGGTCAACGCCAGTAAACCCTTCCTTCTTGTTGGGGCCGCATCCAAAATCGAGCTTCATTTGCCAGTCTCACCACAGAATGTCGTTTGCCGCGTCGTAGTGTCCCACAAGAATTGAGCAGTCGACCGCGCACCGATGCCCATGCTTTCGAAAGTCGGACCACGCATAGAGATCCTGCGTGCCGACGCCCTCTTCTCCGGCAATGGTCTTGAACCACGGCTGGCGCAGCCGCTCGTCCTTGAACATGCTCATGCGCCACAGGTTGAAGCCCATGCCCGTCCCGCAGCACTCGACCAGCTCGCCCAGCTTCGGCGGCTGCGGCCGGAAGTTCAGGACCGGGTCGCTCGGGTCGCCCCAGATCTGCGGCTGGCCGGCGACACCCTTCGTCCAATAGAGCCCGCCGATGCAGGAGAACTCCGGGTGGGCGTCCATCTGCCGGACCAGCTTGAGCAGCCCGTCCGCGGGCGGCACGTTGTCGTGCTCGATCGTCAGGACGTACTCCCACTCCGACAGCTCAGGGTGGGCGAGGATTCCCTTGATCGTGTCGGAGTAGGCCTCGCCCACTTCCTTGCCGAGGGCGGCGATGCGGAACACCGGCTGGTTCGGAGGGAAGAGCAGGCTCCAGTGCGACAGCGCCACCTTGGTGGGGATGTCCTTGGCCGCCGGCAGGATCACGACGATGCGCTGCTTCTTCCAGCTGGCGCCCTCCATGATCCGGTGGAAGGAGCCCTCGATGTCTTCGTTGTGCTTGCCCGGCCCGAGGCCGACGATCTCGATTTTGCCAGTCATCAGGTGCTCATGAACGTGACCATCGGCATCACGTTGACGTTGTTTTTGAAGCCCGACAGGAGCATCGAGTCCGGCAGCGCTGTCCCGCTGTAGCCTGCCGATCCAGTCGACGTGTAGAAGCCGTGCGCGCCGAAATGGAAGGCGCTGTTGGAGGAGAAGTTCGCCGTGCTCTGGCCGATCGGGCCCACGTTCGTGGTGCCGTTCATGGCGTTGCCGACGAAGCCCGAGGACAGCCCGACCGCCGCGCTTGACGTGCTCTGGCGCTGATGCACGCCCATCCAGTAGAGGTTCGGGGCGAGGCTCAGGTTGCCGCCGAACTGGAGGTCGATGGCGCGGTTCCCGGCCGTGCCGAACAGGCTCTGCGCCTGCGCCGTGGTCGACCACGAGGACGTGCCGTAGGCGTAGCCCGACGTGCCGGTGGCGCTGGGGAAGGAGATCGTGCCGGAGACGGACGACACCGTCAGTGCCATCGAGAAGGAGCCCGAGCTGATCTGGCTCAGGGTGCCGGCGTTGTTCGAGTAGAGCCCGAACTGGCTGGAGATCGTCTGCTGGCCGGAGATCGTCGAGGTAACGACGGACAGCGACTGCAGGATCTTGATGTGGTTGAAGGACACGTCCTGCACGATGGGCAGCGGGAACACGAGCGCGCTGGCCGTGCTGGTGCCCATGGCACCGGCCGTCTGCGAGGAGGTGGAGGCGGGGAAGTAGGGCACCAGCGACGACACGGTCGCGTTGCCGAACGCCGAGAAGATCAGCGTGCCGTTGGAGAAGCCGACCGCGAGGTTGCCCGACGCCGCGAACGGGATCACGGAGCCGGACCCGGTCGAGGTCAGCGTCGTGTTCCCGGTCAGCGTGAAGGCGAGCGCGTGCCGGCTGTTCCAGTCGGAGGGGCGGACGAGGTCCGTCGCCGCCGCCGACCCGGTCGTCGTCCCGTTCCAGAACGTGACCGTGCCGGTGGCGTCGGCGATCGTGTCTGACTTGAAGTGCGTGATCTGCACGGGAAGATCCCCGTCAGGTCAGCGTCAGCGTGTAGGTGACGTTGAGCGTGTCGCCGGAGATGACCGCGCGCGAGCCGCCGGAGAAGGTGCCGGAGGAGAGCAGGATCGCGGTCGCGGCGGTGTCGCTCTTGGTCGTCACGCCGGCGGCACCGAGCGCCATGAAGCACCCGGTGATGGTGGCCGAGCCGTTGATGTTGAAGGCCACCGCGGCGCTCGTCGCCTTGGCGCCGGCGGAGGCCGCCGAGAAGGACGGCGTGGGCCGGTTGGGGTTCGAATAGACGACGCTCTCGACCTGCGGCAACGGCGTCGCATAGGTCGACGAGGCGTTGCCCACCGTGGTGTGCAGCCCCATGGCGATGGCCGCGTAGGCGGCGCCAAGCCCGAGGAACTTGTCGAGCATGGCGTTCTTGCCCTCGGTCGTCACCACGTTCCACGCGATGTCCGACCACTTCAGCTCGCCATCCTCGCCGATGCACTCGACGGTGTAGTAGCCCAGCACCGTGAGCCGGTCGTCGATCCCGCCCCGGGCCACCAGCGCGGCCGAGGAGAGGTCGTTCACGAAGGTGTTCTCGCCCTGCATGATCAGTCTCCGAGGCTGGCGATGGCGGACTTCAGGGCGGCGAGCTTGGCCTCATAGGAGGCGCGAACCTCCTCGGCCGCCAGCACCGCGTCCTTGGCGGCAGCGGCGGCCTTGATAGCCTCCGTCTCTCGGCGCTTGGCGGCGGTGTTGAGCTTCTTCGTCTCGGCGGCGGCATCGGCCGCCTCCTGCACGATCTGCTCGGCCGCGGCCCGGGCATCAGCGAGGATGCGCTTGGCGTCCTCGCCGGTCTGGAACTGGTCGGCCGTGGCGGCCTCGCGGGCCTTGCGGGCCTCCTCCAGCATCTGGCCGGCCTTGGCCTGCGCTTCCTCAAGGATCGCCTTCTTCTGCGCCTTGGCGTCGTCGATGGCGGCCTTGGCCTCCGCCAACGCGGTGGCGGCCTCGGCCTGCGCCACAGCCGCGGCCTTGCCGAGGTTGAGGTCGGCCAGAGCGCGCTCCATGGAGGTCTTGGCCTGCGCCAGCTCCTCCATGCGGGTGACGAAGTTGCTGCCGCCCGCGAGGGCGACCGCAGCGTCGGGGTCGGGCATGATCGCGGACACGCTCATGGTTACGTCCTCACACCCTGCATGATGGTCATGGTGACGGTGCCCGTGGACGCGGCGACGTTCAGCCGGATGCCGCGCACCGGGAAGGCATAGTTGCCGTCCGCGTTGGCGGTCTTGCCGGTGAGGCCGGTGTTCGCGATCCACGTCGCCGTGGCGGGATCGAAGGTGGGAGAGAAAACGTCGTCGAACGTGTGCTCGACCGTGTAGGTCGCCGTCGCCGAGATCTTGCATCCGACGCCCACGTTGAAGGGCGAGACGCCGTAATCGGGGACAACGACCGCCGACGTTCCCGTCCCCGAGACGGTGACACTGGTGGGCAGCATGAGCCGCTCCTGTCAGTTGGGGAGAAGGGGATGGGGAGGGACAGCGCCCTCCCCCGTCGGATTACGCGGGGGTCACGCCGATGGCGCCGACCGTGGTCGCGTTGGGGCCGACCGCGAGGGCCGGGAGGGCGAGCACCATGACGAGGCGCTTGGAGCCGTCCGCGGCGCTCGACGGCAGGTAGGTGCCGCGCACGTCACCGAGGGCCGAGGTGTTCGGGTCGGTGGTGACGGCGGCCACGAAGGTGCCGGCGTCGCGGGCGAGCGCGCTGTTCCAGCCCACATGCGCGATGTAGGCGGCGTTGGTGACGCGGTAGGGCAGGCCGATGGCGTCGCGCGAGCCGACCGAGATGTTGCCCGCCAGCGTCGCCGACACGCGCACACCCGTGACCGTCTTGAAGGCCTTCAGGAAGTTCACGATGGTGGTGCCGTTGAGGGTGCGGGCCTCGGTCTGGGTGCGCCCGTAGAAGTCCGTGCCGGTGACGGTCACGGTCTGGGTCGTGTCGCCGGCGTTGGTGCCGATCATCGACAGGGCCCGGCAGACATCGAGGGTCGCCACGCCGCCGGAAGCGGAGGCGCCGTTGATGGTCAGGGGGTTGTTCGCGCCGGTGCTCGCCTGCACCGCGCAGACGGCGGTGGCCGACAGCGTCGCCGGGACGACATCGAACACGTAGACGCGGCCGAGCGGGCCGACGCCACGGTCGGGGACGGAGGGGTTGCCGGCGCCCTGATTGGAGGCCTGCGGGCCGATGGCCGGGCCGAGGAAGAGGTCGTCGCTGAACTGCGGCATGATCGTCTCCTTGAAGAGCTAGATCGGTTGTCAGATAAAGAAAAAGGGCGGGCCATGAAGCCCGCCCTCCGTATTCCAGAGGTCTTCGTCAGACCCCGGGGGTGCCATAGACGGCACGCGGGTCGGTCCAACCAAACGCATAACGCTCGGTGGCCTTGTACCGCATGCTGTCGGTGTCGAAGTCACCTTCCATCGACTTCTGGAGCTTGCGGCGGGACATGAACTTCATGCCCTCCTGAGCGTCCGTCTGGATCCACCACGCGGTCGACGACGTGAGACGCGACACGGTGATGGACTTGTCGACGAGGCCGGCGCTGACGACGGGGTTGACGTCGTTGTTCGCCGATCCGGTGCGCAGCACGCTCTTCAGCAGCACCTCGGCCTGCAGCATGTTCGCCGGGGCCACGATGAGCTTCTTGGGGGTGATGCGGATCTTCTTGCCGTTGGAGTCCGTCGCGCCGCGGATCTGGATGAGCAGCTGCTCCAGCGAGGACTGGGACAGGTTCGCATCCGTGGTGAGGCGGTTGGACCACGTGCCGTTGCGCGCCAGATGGCTCGCGCTGATCAGCGACACGTTGTCGCCGCCAGTGTACGAGCCATTGAAGGAGCGGTTCAGGATGTTGGCGGCCAGCGTCTCCTTCGTCTCGACCATCGACTGGGCGAGGTGGCGGGAGAACAGGGTGCCGAGGCGGATGTGGTCGCCGTCTTCCACGAGCACCTTGGTCAGCGCGAACGCCAGCCCGTACACCTTGTAGATGTAGCGAGCCGTGTAGAGCTGACCGCCGCTGTCGTAGGTGACCGGCTGTCCGTCGGGCAGCTCAGGCGCCGAGCCCATCCCGAAGAGCACCGGCTCCTCGTGGACGTTGCGCGGGATGCCCGTCCGCTCGTCGAAATACTGGGACCACTCGTCGGACCGCTGGTCGTAGACACCGTCGAAGCTCTCGTTGAGGATCGGTTCGACGATGGCGCGGAAGTCGGTAGAGCGCATCGGAAGTGCCATTGCTCAGCCCTCCCCTTACACGCCGCTGTACGCGGCGGCGAGCTGATGCTCGGCGATCTTGACGCGGACGATCGTGTAGCTGTCGCCAGCCACGTTGTCCGGGTAGACCGGGATGCCAATCACCTGCAGCGTCGCCTGCGCGGCCGCGGTGGTGGCGGTGATCGTCGTCGCCGAGAAGCCCGTGGTGGACGACCCGGAGGCGGCGTTGGTGATGTCGCCGGACTCACCGATCTTGCTCGTCGCGATCGAACCGTCCGCCTGAATTTCGTACAGGGTGGTCGGGTCGGAGGTGACGTAGCAGATGATGTCCGTGGCACCGGCCTCACCGGTCCAGAAGGGGGAGACCTTCCGGCTTCCGAGAGCGTTCGTGTACTCGCACCCCATGAAGGAGCCGAGCAGGGAGTCGCCAGCGGCGGCAGCGCGAACGGTGCCGTCGGTGTGCAGCTTGCAGGCCGCCTGATTGTAGATGGCGGTCTCGTAGGCCGGGTCGATGCTGTACTGCATCGTGCGCACGGTGCCGCTCTGGTTGAGCACCGGCTTCAGGCCGAAGGGAGCGCTGGTCGAAGACATGCGCTTGAGCCTCCAGAATTAAGGGGTGTGTCCCGGCGTCCCGGCGTTCACTCGAACGCGGGCCGCGGAGCGGGCTTCCGAAGCGCAGTCATGCCGTCGCCCTCGAACAGCTGGACCCGCTCATCGCCGCCCGAGGAAGCCTCGGACAGCCTGTCGCGGATCATGTCCGCCACCTCCGCCATCCGCTGTTCCTCGGCGCGCGGCGCGTCATGGTGGACGGCCTTCATGAAGCGCTGGTAGAGGTCGTTGCGGATCTTGCAAGCGAGCATTTCCTGCACACTGATGAAGCCGGCGAACTCACCGGACTTCTGCGAGTGATGCGTCCACCCGGGGACATCCTCGGCCTTGATGGGCTCGTAGCCCATCTGGAAGCGCCTCTGGATGCTGTCCCCCGGATGCGTCGTGCTCAGCCAACAGACGTGGTAGCCCGGGATCTCCGGGATGTTGGGCAGGATCGCTTCGTGGAAGCTCTGCTGGAACATCGCGACACGCTGTTCGTCGCTCAGTTCAACCCGCTCGGCCACATCGCGATCTTCCATCGCTCGGTCGCGGCGCGCGGCATCAGCAGTATGTTTCAGTCGATCGGAACTCATCTTCGTTTCTCCTACGGCGCTCTTTCAGCGCCCTCGCCTTCGCGCTTGCTCAGCGCGTCTGGTTCTGGAGGCGGAAGTGGTCCGCCAGCACCTTGTTGCGCCGTTTCGGATCGTCCCAGACGCCGGCCTCCTCCATGGCGGCCCGCATCTGCGGCGAAATCCGAACCTGCTTGCGACCGGGGGAAGGTGCCTCCCCGCGGTCCCCGACCGCCGGACCCTTGCGCTCGCCCACCTTGAAGCGGTGGGGCAGGCGCTCGCGGGCCCGGTCGGTAAGCTCGTCCCAGTAGTCCGAGGTGCGGGGGTCGAAGCCCTCCGAGGCCACCTCGGCGTCAATCTCGCGGATGATGCCGGTGTCCTGCTCGGAGCCCTTGGCGTTATACCAAGAGTGCCGGGAGGCCCAGCTCGTGGCGCGGCGCACCAGCTCGGGGTCGGGCTGCTGCTGCGGCTGCTGCTGGACGGCACCGCCGTTGCGCAGCTGGCGCACCTGCGGGGCCAGCGACCGGGCGGCGGCCAGAGCCTCGTCCCGGTAGCGCATGGCCTCGACGTGCTTGGCGCCGTCGCCGGCCTCCACCGCCTGCTGCATGATCTGCTCGGCGCGCCGGACGTGGTCCGTGGCCTCGCGATACTGCTGCTCGACCGTGGTGGCCGCGTTGCGACCGACCTGCTGCTCCAGCTGCTGCAGGCGCTGGCTCAGGGTGCCGACGGTGGCCTCCAGCGCGTTGACGTATTCCTTGCGCCGGATGCGGTTGAGGCGGCGCTGCTCGCGCCGCTGCTCGGGCGTCAGCTTGCCGTTGGGCTGGCTGTCGCCCTCGTCGTCATCGCCGCCGTGCTCGGCACGCTGGTCGGACTCCAGACGGTCGTTGCCGGCCTGCGCCGGGGGATCCTGCCGCTGCTGCACGTCGCCGATGGGCATCAGCCCATCGCCATCACCCGCGTCGCCGAGGCTCTCGTCGATGATGACCTCGAACTCGTCGTCCTGAGCGCCTGCGGCGCCCTTGGTGTTGGGTGCTGCGCTCATAGGTACGCCTTAATGGCCAATGGATCGCCGACGACGATCCCGATGACGTTGTGGTCGTCGAAGAGCCCGAAGGTGATCTCGTCACCCTCCACGCTCCCCGGGACCGGGACGACCCAGCGGTCTCCGCCGAATTTCGAGATGCGGACGAAGTCACCGACCTCGCACCACGCGCCCTCGTGCCACAGCTGGCCGCTGTCACGGTGCCGGAAGGCCAGCGGCCCCAGCGCCACGATCTGGGCGGTCTGCGTGTTGTACTTCTCGGTGTCCCGGGTGTCTTCGGGGATGAAGATGCCGGCCTTCGTCTGCTTCATGGGTCGCCGAAACTGGACGAGCACCCGCGAGCCGGCCGGGCTGATGCCCGGGTCGACCTTCGGGAACGCGAACGCAATGTCGGGATCAGTCGCCAGTACCGAAGCGCGCGGCATCGTCACGGCTGCTTTCGCCATGTTCGATGACCTCTGTGCTTTCTCGGACAATGTTTCGCAGGATATCGCGCGCCTGCTGCAGCCCGGCATAGAAGCCGGACACCCGCCCATATTCATAGGCGTCGCGCTGCTGCGGGGCGCTGAGCGCCCCATCAGCAAATTCCCTCATGTCTACGGTCAGGCGATGGATCGCCTTGGCCAGCAGGTCAACCGACACTCAGCAGACCTTGCCGCCCTTCTTCATGCCGACCGAGGCGCCCTTGCGGACCACCGGGCCGGCCGCGGCCATCTGCTTGCCCTGAGCGACCGGCTGCGCCTTGGTCGGGGGCTTCTGTCCCTTGTTCGCCATCATGGCCTCACGGGTTGGGGGGCGCCCCAGCGGGCGGCCCGGATTGCTTCAACATGCTCGGGCGAGAGAGTTCGCCCCTTCCGCATGGCAGAGAGCTTCGCCCGGGTTTCCGGCGAGGCCTTCCTGCCCTTGAGGGATGCCGCGATCTTGGCCCGCTGCTCCGCCGACTTGGGTACACCCTTGGACCAGCCCGTCTTCCCGGTGAGCGACGCCGCAATCTTTGCGCGCCACTCTTCCGACTTCTGAACATGCCGGTTGTTGCCCGGGCGTCCGCGCTTGGCCGCCGCCATCTTCTCGCGTTGCTCTGCGGTGGGCACCCAGCCCGAGAACCCATAGGGAGCCGACCGCCTATTGCAGAGACTGAGGCCAGCCTGCGTGGCTTCCTCGATCATCTCGTGCTCGCGGTCGTAGGCTTGCCGCTCCGTGTCGAACCGCTCGACGATCTCGGTCAGGGGCTCAAGACCAGCAGCGCGGATCTCGCCGACGCGGCTCGCGAACACTGGGTTGCGAGCCACCTTCGACTTGATGCGCGTCGCCCGATCACCGCACCCCTTGCCGAAATAGAAGGGGGCGCCCGACCGCGGGTCGATGTGCCTGTAGACGTACCAGCTCA